TTGATTGAATAATTTTTAGTTTAGGATTACGACCTACCATCCATGCTGGAAACAAGAATGATGCGAACTCAGACTTTGTATGTCTAGGTGGCATGTTTATAATTAGTCGTTTTAGTTCACCATTTGCAATTCTGTTAAATATATTTGCAATTCGTTTGTGATGTGATCCTTCTATGAAATCAGGCCAAACATGTTTTACAAAAGCCATGAAATCATTTTTTATATTTCCCTTTGAAAAAAATTTTTTATAATTTTTTTGGCATCTTATTTCAGATGTAAAATGAAAATACCATCTATAAATGTACAAATCAAGCTTTACAACCTAAAGTAGTGGGACCCCTTTTTTTATAAAGGGGATTGCTTTATTAAAAAATGTTTTAATTATTTAAATTGATTGGGACCCCTGGCGCGTTAGCGCCAGGGCAGAAAGGTTATGCCCAGTTTTTTAGAGCATGTTTCTTGATGTAAAGCGCAGGCCCTACAACGAAGTCTTTACGACCAGTAACATAGTTGTCATTGTCGAATGTCATTCTCCATAACAACGTACCTTCTGGATTTAAAGGTAAGCCCATAAGTTTACCTTCTTCATTTACTATTAATAAATCTCCATTTGGGAAAGTTATACACTCAACCATACCGCCTACAAAAGCCTGGGCTTCTTCAAGTGTTGGAGTATTCTTCTCGTCGTCAATGATTTTAAATTCACTGGCGTCTGTGTTTGTTTTTGTTTGTGTCATTATATCCTTTCTGTTAACTAGGATTATCCTACACTAGTTGTGCTCGTGTTGTCAACAACTTCTTCTATTTTTGTTTCGGTCCAATCTCGACTTCTTCCCCAATCGTATTGAACTCCAGAATGTTTTACTTTAGTGACTTGAACAGGTGTTTCTAGTGGCTCGTTACGAGGACCTAGTGCAATGGCACTTGACCAATGTTTATGCATAAAGTCATTCCAACAACCTTGACTACAGAAGTGGGACCAGACATTATTCCTATTCCAACTAGTTTCTGTTATCTTCCTAGTTCTTAATACTTTGTTTCCTTTAACACCTCTTACTCTATCAGTAGTATGTTTCGTATGGCAATCTGGACCATGACACCAAGTAAAACTCATTTGTCCCCCTTTCTAAGCTTTCGCATTTGCTCATACATTTTTTGCAAATCATATGAGTTTGAGTCTACTACAAATTTTACGAGTTCTTCTTTCATTGCAACTCGTTCTTTATGAGCCTTTTGTTTATTGCTATCAATAACTTCAAAATGCATTTCGTTTTGTTCAGCCATTTAGTGCCTCACTTTCCATGATGTTGTTGCAGTTCTATAACCATGCATATCTAAATCATAATAAACATAGTAAGGCGTTCCATTTTTAGTAACCCCATAATGAGATTTTTCATCATGCTTTCCTTGTCGTGTGATGTGTTTTTTGTGCTTGTTAGCGTAGTAAGTTATGTAAAATGTTTTTGTCATTTTTTCCTTTCTGTTAATATGGGAGTATCGCATAGGACACTCCCATAGTCAAGTGTTAATTTACAGATTGTTGTTGTGCTTTAAACATAGCGATTTTTTGTTCTCTAGTCATTTCAACTTTGTCCTCTAAAAGACTAGCCAAGTTTTCTGGACTATATACTGACAATGCAAGACTAGAACTTTCGTTCATCATACTTTCATTAAGTACAACACCGAGTTTATCAGCTAACGCTTTCGCTTGGTCAAAGTATCTGTAAGATTTTAAACCCAATCTTAACTTCTTCATTTTTTCTTCTGTGTAAGAAAAAATGTTTTCATGTGCCTCAATCAATTTATCTTGTGCGATTGTAAATTGTTTCAACACTTTGAAAGTAGTTTCATCAACTTTGAACTGTCGGCTATGGCAATATGAAGTACCAATGACCCAAAGTTGAAAGTCTTTTTCCCACTCGGCAACAGGTTTAATTGCTTGACCTTTGTCCTCGTTAGATGAGTTTGAATAACCTAACCACTTATCACACTCACTTTCACACTCATAGTATCTTGGATTTCTTCTCTCACTTGCCCAACGTGACCTATAATCTGGGTCATAACCTTTTGCTTTCAACTCATTACGATAATAAGCTAAACCAAAGTCGGAGTTTCTATAACTACCTCGTTGTAGTCCAAAGTTGAGATTGGTGTCATTATAATTTTGACTTACCTTTCCCTCGTCATCAACTTCTTCATATTCATATTTAAAGTTAAAACAATTATCGTGATGTAAGTCGCCACCACTAGACCCATATTTATTAATCATGCGTCTAACAGTATCAACATCTTCCTGTGGTTGATACTTTCTTACAATTTCTTCAACTAATATTTTCATATCAGATCAGCACGAATAGTATTGTAATTTTCTTTTGCCTCATTATATTTTTGTATAACAGGGCTATCTTCTCTTTCCCAATGTGATTGAAAAACATTTGCAATAGTTTTTCTTTTTTCTGCATTGAGAGTTATACGTTTTTCTTTTGACATATTATCCTTTCGTTAAATTATTTTTTTTATATATCTATTGACATTCATTGTCAATGGGATTATATGGGATTTGAGTCTTTTTTTTATTTGTTCAAGACAAAATCTAAAACAAATAGGGTTAGATCCAGTGTCACACCGCCTACTGCAGGCCGTCTTCACTGGATGCTGATCCCTGGACATATGGCACTGGATACAGTGTTAAGCCTGTTGCCCGGGCTATTAAAATAAAGCACGCCGGCTTCAATCCATGTGTCCTGGGATCAGTGAGAACTAGCAACGGTAAATGCTTCGCGCTAACCGTAGTGGAACCCTGTACGACCATGGGATCCCCGAGACAGCTAAATCATGGCGGTTGCTGAAAGGACCACTAGCCTACTTCAGCAAGCGGCAAGCAGCAAGCTTGACAATTGTTTATATGAGATTATATAGGAGAAAGAATGCGAGAAAGTAAATACAGTTTTTTATACCGGAACAGCGATGGGCACGTGATGCGCCCTGAAAGTTTTTTAAATATTAACAAGGGCCGGACCCTGAGCTCTTCACAGCTGCGGATGCTGGGGATCGAAAAAATTAAAAACCCGAGCTACAAGCGGCAAGCAACAAGCATCAAGCGGCAAGCATCAAGCAGCGCTTGACAGCGAGCTCGGGATGTGTTAATATGAGATATTATAGGAGAAAGAAGTATGAAAGTAAATGAAGCTTTAAAAATTACAGACAGTTTTACACGTACCAAAAAAATGCCGGGCCTGAGCTACAGCCTGCCAGCCTGGGCCTGCAAGACCGGCCAAAAACTGGCTAAGATTCCTGGCACGCCTTGCTATGGCTGTTTGCTATGGCTGTTATGCAATGAAGGGCAACTATACAAGGTATCCGGCAATCAAAGCAGCTCAATATAGAAGGCTGGAGGCAATCAAGTCACCGCTGTGGGTTGATGCGATGGTAACAGTAATCAAGAGACAAAAATTTTTTAGATGGCACGACGCCGGCGACGTCCAGGGGCCTGAACATATGCAAAAGATTTTAGAAGTATGTAGACGAACACCTAACACCAAGCACTGGCTGCCAACGCAAGAACGACAGTTCCTGCCAGCTCCTGAAGAGGTTCCGGCTAATCTTGTTATAAGATTATCAAGATCTAAAATAGATGGACCAGCAACAGCAGCCTGGTCTCATGACTCAGGCGTCACAACAGACGACAGCAAACGAACATGTCCAGCTCCTACTCAGGGCGGCAAGTGTGGAGATTGCAGAGTTTGTTGGAATAAAGATATTAAAAGTGTTATATACGGGAAGCATTAATTATGTGGCATCACCCGAAATATTATAAAGAATTACGTGCGCGTAATAAATCGGATCAGGCAATTAGCAAAGAACCGGCGACGGCTGGGAATCAGCGTTCGCCTGGTCCGGGCCTCAAGCCACAAGCATCAAGCTCCAAGCAGCAAGCGGCAAGCAACAAGCCCCTGAAGCAGCAAGCCTCAAGCAGCAAGCAACAAGCGTCAAGCACCAAGCCTCTCGAGGTGGTTGATACAAGCATCAAGCCCTGAGCGACAAGCGTCAAGCTTCAAGCCGCAAGCGACAAGCTCCTGGATTCTCTTACCTCTGTACAGATATACTTGGTCCTTCTCAAAAAGTTTTGAGCCTCGAAGAGAGAGGCGAGAAACTAGGATAAAAGTATTGTCAGGATGCCTAATATGAAAGGCAATTTGGTGGGGTGAAAATTTAATCTTGTTAGCCTTTGTTACCTTCAGCTCTACAGTGAAAAAGTGGCTATTAGTATTATAG